GCAGGAATCATGGCAGTAGTGACATTCATTGTTTGTGGATTGTTCTATTGGTATTATAGTGATACCCAAGAACGAATGGCAATCCTGAATGAAAACAATGCCAAACTAGAAACAGCAGTCGCAACAAGCGAAGCCGCTGTCGAATCTCTTCAACGAGATTTTGAGAATGCGAATAAAGCATTAAACGAAGTGAATGAGAAGTTCGCTAATATTCGCAAACAGAATAAGACTCTATCCAATAAGTTGGGTAGACACGATCTAGGCAATCTAGCAGAGAACAAGCCTGGATTGGTAGAGAAAGTTGTCACCAAAGCAACTGCAAAAGCAAATCGATGCTTTGAGTTGCTTTCTGGTGCTGAACTAACTGAGCAAGAGAAGGAGGCTAAAAATGGTAAAGCGTTCAATAGTGAATGCCCTTGGCTGTTTGATTATCTTATCAGCAATTAATGGCTGTAGTAGTTTACCTAAACAGATTTTTGTATCTGCTGAACCCATTGAGAAACCAAAACTCATACTTCCAGAGTCAGACGAACTTGATCTTCGTGAAGTCGAGTGGGTTATTTTAGTCAAAGAAAACTGGGAAGAGCAATGGGCAAAACTCGAACAGAGTGGAGAAGCATTAGCATTCTTTGCCACAACTGATTCTGGTTATGAGAACTTAGGCTTAAACTACTCTGATATAAGAGCGTTCATTCAACAGCAAGAAGCAATTCTAGCCGCTTATAGAAGTTACTATCTAGAAGCAGAAGAAGAATTTAACGAAGCGAATGGACTTGACAAAGAGGAGTGAACCTGATATCATGGTCGTAATATTTGGAATTAATACTTGTCTGCATTGTTTAAAATGTAAACAACTATGTCAAGCGTTAGAAATTGAATATGAATATCTTGATTTATCTGAGCCAGATGTTTCTGAAATGTTTAGAAATCTTTTTCCAGATGAAGATCAAATTCCACAAGTTTTATGGGAGGGTGAACACATTGGTGGATACCCTGAATTGAAAAGTAAGATCGATGATTATATAAATGAGGTAAAGTGAAATGAATAGAAACGAAATAATTGAAAAGCTAAAGTCTGATGTTATAAATATTATATTCACTAAAGTGGATGGTTCAACTAGAAGTATGAAAGCCACTTTAAGTCAGAATATAGTACCCGGTGAAGCAACCGCCCGAGCAACTAATCGTAGTGCAGATTCTGCACAAGCAGTTTGGGATACAGAAGCAAGCGGGTGGAGATCATTCAAGTGGGATAGCATCAAAGAGGTGAATGGTGTTGCCACTCCGAATGGAGTATCAATCAAAGGGTAAGCGTATGACTAGCGAAGAGTTATTTGAAAAACTTCAGACATCAGCAGTTTCCATAGCTTATGTCGATAAACTTGGGCGTAAACAAGTATCTTTATCAACATTGAATCCAGAGTCTTTTGGGCCTTCTAAAACTGGCGAAAGAAGTAGAGATAATCAATTCAATCCATCTAGATATCAACCAGAAAAATCTTTTTGTGTGTTTGAATTGAATGTTGGTTGGAGACATATTCAATGGAAATCTATTACACATATAGACGGTACTAGAGTAAGTGGTATAAGATATGTTGATTCTAATTGACTTTTCTATAACTATGTGATATACTGTGTTTTTATTTTATGGAGTGACAAATGGCTAAGACTAAAAAAAGAGCGATACCTCGTAGAGGCAATGCCGCCAAGTTGGCTGAAGAAGCTAACATTGGTAAGGAGACTATTGATTGGAGTTCAGTCAAGCCGGAAGACTATACCAAAAAGATTCACGAAACTCTGAGACACTACGGCTACTTCTACGAGAAGAAGTCGTATGTTTCTTGGGCGCAAGAGTGGATAAAAACCAATCACCCCAACGATCTAAAAACATTCAAAGCAAGTGAAGATTGGAGAGTGTCTGCCACATTAGCAGGTCTAATGAGAATGCAATTGATGGGCGCAGAACTTGAACAATCTGCTATTGACTTCATTCAAGATAATGTAGAAGATATATTGGCTCATGGAAGACGCAATATAGAACTCAAGACTGAAGAAGTAGAAGAAGATACTACTGTTGAAGTCAAAAGAAAGAACCCTGCTGAGTTACTCAAAGAGAAAACGAATATTATCATAGGTGACATCGAAGGTTTTATTGATGATCACCTTGATGGTGTTCTTGATAAGAAGTTCTCTTTGTATACTCATCTCAAGGGTATCAATGCCGCAACTCAATCTGCTCGTGATATAGTATCGCACTATAAAGAAGTTGAGCAAGAGTTCAAAGAGTTAGTCGAAGACAAAGTAGATTATCTTGTCGAAGGCTACAATCATCTATCTGCCTCTGAGCAGAAGAAACTTTACACTTTAATTGGTTCGTTTGTAACTGATGGTGAGCGATATGTGTTGAGTAAGAAAGCAACACGCAAACCTCGTGCTAAGAAAGCAACACCTGCAACGAAGCAAGTCGAGAAAGTAAAATATCAAAAAGAGTCTGCTGAACACAAAATAACCAGTATTAGCCCTGCATACATTGTTGGTGCTACTGAAGTTTATCTGTTCAATACCAAGACAAGAGTCATGAAGTATTTGGTAACGAACAATAACGATGGGTTTATTGTAAAAGGTACGACAATCAAAAACTATGACGATGAACTGTCATTCAAAAAGAAACTACGCAAACCACAAGAAACAATCGATTCGATCAACAAGATGACTAAGTTGAGAGCATTGAAAGCATTTAAGGCGGTGAAAACTGTACATTCAGCAACCGATGGTAGAATAAACGCAGACACGATTATTCTAAAGGTGAATAAGTGAGCGATAATATAATCGACTTCAACAAAGCATTCGAGAAAAGAAAGATACTGCAAGAAAAACACGCAGAAGATGTGTTCAAAAGTGATGAAGAGTTTATTGACTTTTACTCTACACTAAATGCCCGAGAAACTGTTTGGGGATTAAGAGGGTTTGGTGTTGATGTTACTGAAGACCCAAGATCGATGCTTGATATACTGACAATCATTGAAGCCACAAAGGCTTTGATGTGGCGGTCAAAGGGTAAAGAGTATCCATTTCAAACTTTTGCTGATACTGTATTTGCCGATGTTGAGAAAGAAAGTGGTGTACAGATACAAGACTTATTTGATAATTTCATAGCAGATATGGAAGCATATTATGAAGAACTCGGAGACTGGGAAGACTAAACCCGACAATGTAGTTGATACGCCCGCACTTATGTCGTATCCAACGAATGTTGGTGCGCCTGCTTTCACAGTTCCAGATGTTCTGAGTGTGAGTAAAGAGCGAGGTATCAGCGCAACACATCAACTCGAAACAAAGTTTGAAGCACTGAAAGAAGAATACTTTAAACTGGTAGAACTGGCTGAAGATACTGCATTGATGTACAACGCAAGATGTAATATTGTACCAGTTGTGGGCGAAGTTTATCATCTATATGATGGAAAAGATGGTTTGTTTATCAGTATGATTGAACCAGAAACATGGCCGAGTCAAGATCATGTGGGTAGTTTCAAATTAACTTCTGAACAAACTTGGGAAAAGCAATGAATGTTGCCTTGACAAAACCTATTAACTTATGTTATAGTAGTCAATACTAAATTAAGTTAGGAGAAATGAAATGATATTGGTTGATCTAAACCAAGTCATGATTGCGAATATGATGATGCAGATAGGTAATCATCAGAACGCAGAGATTGACGTAAGTATGCTTCGGCATATGATATTGAATACACTTCGGGCAAATCGCAAGAAGTTCACTTCTGAGTATGGTGAACTTGTTATATGCTGTGATGATAAGAATTATTGGCGTAGACAAGCATACCCATATTACAAAGCAAATCGCAAGAAGACTAGAGATAAATCCGAAATGGATTGGAACTCTATTTTTCAGGCACTCAATACAATTCGTGATGAACTCAAAGAGTTCTTCCCATACAAAGTTATTCAAGTGGACACTTGTGAGGCTGATGACATTATTGGTGTTATTACGCACGAAGAAGGTACTGTACTTAACGCAGGTGAGCCCATTCTAATTCTGTCTGGTGATAAAGATTACATACAACTTCACAAGTATGCAAATGTGAAGCAGTATGACCCGACTAGAAAACGATGGATTTCTAACGCAAATCCAGAGAAATATCTTGCTGAACATATCATCAAGGGTGATGCAGGTGATGGCATTCCAAATGTCTTATCTGTTGATAATGCTTTTGTTATGGGTATAAGACAACGCCCAATAACACAAAAGCGACTTGCTGAGTGGGCTGATATAAATAACATGGATGATGAAGTAAAACGTAACTACATGAGAAACAAGGCTTTGATTGATCTGAATGAAGTACCTCAGTCAATGAAAGAAGAAATACTTTCTATTTGGCATGAAGAGAATGGAAAAGATCGTAGTCAGTTACTGAATTACTTTATCAAAAATAAACTTAGAAATTTAATGGAATGTATAACGGAGTTTTAAAATGACTACATTATCTCTGGCAGAGATTGTTAACACTGCCCGAAAAGCTGAAACAGTTGAAGAGAAGGTTGCTGTACTAAAGGCAAACGAAAGCCCGACAATAAGAGACCTTCTAGCATTGATGTGTGATAAAAGATGGGAGTTTGACCTACCAGAATCTGCACCACCATATAAGGAATCTGAAATTAGTGAATCTCATGGAGCATTATATCGTGAAATGAGAAAGATGCCTTACTTTGTTAAGCAGATGAAACAGGGTCAAAACTTAGATAGACTAAGAAAAGAGCAGTTATTCATTCAAATGTTAGAGACGGTCGATGCAGAAGATGCGAAATTGGTTTTGAGAATGATATCAAAGCAACCATACCCCGATCTTGCCCCAGAAGTAATCAATCAGGCATATCCGGGTTGTATAGTTGAAGCAATTCCAGTAAAACGTGGTCGTGGTAGACCCAAGAAATCAGAAGCACCAGTATCAGAATAGGTAAAGTAGTATGGGTAAAAATAAGAGTAAAAAGTTTCGTGAATGGATTGATGAGGACTTTGAAGTGAAAAAGGACTCAAAGCGATACGATAAGCGTAAAGCAAAAATTCAAGAAGCGAGACGAAATAAGCGAAAGAACCGAGATTCTTTTTAAACACAACATATATTATGGAGTTATAGTATGATATCAGCAGTAGGGACTATGTTCCCAGACTTTGAATTGACAGGCGTAAACAAAGACAATGAGTTCGAGAAAGTTAACAATACTAACTTG